CTGAACCATTTAAATAAATAAAGACTCTTGCCTTTTAAGTATCTTTTCTTGTATTTCTTCTCTAAAGTCAAAATCCGCGTACAATGCGAGCTCTTCAAGGGCGTTTTGCGCGTCTATGTGACGCCCTTCACTTTTATACTTAAGATACTCTTTATATAGTTCTGGATGAACACCGGAATACATGTGAAATTCATCTGTTTCTGGTACTATTTTGGGAATTTCAATATCGTTGATGAGTTTTACTGCGAGATACACAGTCACACCAACGAGAATGAGAGCCATTCTTCTACTGTTGCGCTTTATTTTTTTTCGGGTGGTTTGAGTGCTTGCTTCACACTACCACTAAGTTCGTGAACTCTCACACTTCCCTTTGGAGTCCTTTTACAAACTGGACATTTTTGAGATATCTTACCACTCTTGATAACATACGACATCGCAGCTCCTTCGTGATCACCTCTAATTATCTCACAATATGAAGATGTTGTTAACACTGTAAAGTCTTTTTTCAAACGAGTAATTTTCACAACATGTGTATCTTCGGGACACGCCATAAATCTTTGTATGAATGATTCCAGATGTGGCTTCACATCACTCTGTTTAATCTGAGGCTTCTCCTCAAACTTTTTGATTTCTGGACACTTCTTCAAGTCTTCCTTTTTGGGATACAACTTTTCAATAACTTTCTGTGGAAGATTGTGTTTGCGACCGTAGAAGTCTTTACAGAAACCATCACGCCGACCCCGAATTGTTTCACAACGACAGAAACACTTTTGAGCTATCACAGACCCACTAATATGAAACCAGATGTGATTAGAACTATGTGGTCTCTTGAGATTTTCACAATATTTGGAGTTTGTTGAAACGAGGTATGTCTCGTTGTGTTTGAAGAGTTTTGTAATCGTAGCACCACTCTGCCCATCCATGTGTGTTTGTACAAAGTCCTCAATGAGACCCCGAACCTCGTCATCGTGAACTTCATCCTTAGTCTGTGTGCTCGTAAATGAACCTTCCTTAATAACGGAGGATGGTGGTTCAACTGTATTGTATTCTATAGAATTAGTTCTCACAGAAGACATTTTAAGTATTTCTGGGTCTGGGTCGTGACTAATTTTTAAAAGTGTACTCAGTGGACCACATTTATATATAAATACGGGTAGGTATGCGACTTGTACGATTTTACCTTTGTCACCACACCCTTCACATCCCTGACCACCACACGGCATATGTTTTGCCATTTTGTGAGACCACGGCATACGAAGACCACTTCCCTTCGTTTTTCTCTGTATGGATCCATATACAGAAGAATCAATGATTTCATTCCAATCTATAGATCCCTTTGCTTTAGACAAAGCGACGAGAATGTGTTCCCGAAGTGCCAGTGCCGATTCTTGATTTACTGGAAATCCACACCAGTTAAGATGTATCCCAGTTTTTATATATTCACCAGCTGTTTTGGGAGGTGATACACAAATGAGACATTCTTTACCACCGTGTCGTTTGACTTTATCACAAATGATTTTACAGATATCTTGAATCTCATTCATCGTGAGAGCTTTTTTATCTTTGTAGTCAATGTCCACAAAGAAGTTGTATATGGGACTCTTTTGTTCAACGACAAACAGTTTCTCACCAGACTTGACAGCCTCTATGTACTTTTCGTGGAACTCGTTCAATTTATCAAATGGCACGGAAAGGACACCACCGTCCATGAGCACATGTGATAGATTGGTTGCATTATTAAATTTTTGTTCTTTGCACCACCTTTTAAACATACCTTTGTATCGCGTCTAACCTCTAAACCACCTCATCACAGAAACATCTCTATATTCCCTACTTTCAGAAAGTTCTTTCTTGATGACGAGGAGTTCATAGACTTTCTTTTCCTCATTCTCCTTAATCCATTCCTCTATTTCTTCTTCACAGAGACCTCTGTTTGATTTGAGGAGCTCTCCAATCTGCATTAAAATGTAAGACTTTGACTTCATTCTACTTAATAGAGAATGTTTTTCTATTGAGAGAACTCACACACGAGTAAAACTCTGGATTTCTGAGGACATTGTCCACGATGAGTTTCCATCGCTTGCGGGTATTGAACTCCTCGAGGGTATCAAAACTCATGTAGTCATTTTCATCAAAAGTTTTCTTTATTGGTTGTTTATTAATCTTCTTAAGATTTGTCTTTTGTTTTTCTTCATAAAACTTCTTTACGAGTGTTTGTTGTTGTGGTTTGGTATAGTCTACAAAAAAGACGAAAACATTATATTCCAAATCCACCGTTGGACTCTCTTTGACTGTAAATTTAAACTCCGTATACTCACCGTTTTTGAGGGCAACCACACCACGGGTCTCTTCCTCGAGTTCACGAAGAGCGCAGCGAAGGGGGTTGAAAATCTCCCGCCGTCTGCACCCCCCTGTGACAAAAATCCAATCCTTAAAACGCCGATCCCTCACAGTGAGGAATTTAGGCTTTTCATCGGCAAAACTGACCGGTATCGCTATAGCTTTGTATTTTTTCATTGCGCATTCGCAAGTTATAATAACTGAATATGTTTATTCTTCCACATTTTCTTCGGCATCTTCCTTTTCAGTTTCTGGTTCAGCTTCGGGTGTAGGTTTCGCTTCGGGTGCACTGAGACGATGCACGAGGTGGGCTGAGAAATTCTTAAGATTTTCAACATCTTGTTTAGCCTTGTTCATCTCCTTAAATAGGAAGACAACACCGGCAATCGCCACAATTGTGGCGATCATCATAAGGGTTTCACGGTCCATTGGAATCATTATAGTCTATACGCGATTCTTCTTTTTAAGTAAGAGCACCCATGTGTGTCCTGCCTGAGGGAGGGCATTCATAGGGACTCTGGGCAAACTGCACGGCTTCGTAATGCGTAGGTTCACAGGACTTTTGAGTTGGTGGAGTTGGCACACCAACATACTTTTCAAGTGTCCTGGATTTGGGATCGTACGTCAATACAAAAACGATGGCGAGAAGGAAAACTAGGTTCCACATGTGTTTTATTAATTAGTTAGAATATAAAAGTCCACCCATACCGTTCTCAATGCGGAGAATGTTGTAGTTGACCGCGTAGATGTCATCATCGCAGTCCCGGGTGTCATTCACGATGCGAGCCGAATCAAGGCGGGAGAAGTTGAGGGTACCAGTTGGTTGCAACTTACCGGCATCCAAGCAGAATGGGTACACAAAGAGTGTCTTGAGGGTCGCTGGCTTGGCCGCATTCGTGGTGTGGAAGTAGAGTGGGACGTGGGAGAAGTTTGGATCCGCAAACTTGAAGTCCGCGACATCGGTCCCGTTGATTTGGAGCTTGAGCTTGTTGTCGTCATTGAGGATCTCGAGCGCCGAAGCCTTACCCGCAGCGAGGTACTTGACTGGGTGATTGAAGTTGAGCTCTTGGATCTTGGTCGCGGAGGCGGTCGCCTTTTGGACTTGGGTGATGATCATGTTTTGTGGCTTGGAAGCGAAGAACTCGCGCTCTTCGGTATCCAAGTACACATAGTTGGCATAGACATCCCACTTACAATTGTCAGCCGCAGAGCCCCAGGTAATGCGAAGTTCCACATCGTGGTACTGGAGAGCAATGAGGGGAAGGGCGGTTTGGAGGTTTTCGCAGAACGCGAAGCGGAGGGGGTAGAATCGGGAAGTGTTGGCACCACCGAAAAGGTCACCCGAGACGGACTTGGAAGAATTTGTGGCGGAGAGCACAGGGGCGATGAGGGTGGAGTAGGTGGAGTCCTGGTCATCAATGACTTGACCACCCACGAGGAGTTCGATCTTATCGATCTTTGTGCGCCAGTCGGCGGCACTGTATCCCTGGGCAGCGGAGCCGTCATTGGGGACAAGGTACACATAGCTGAGGAGGTCTCCCTTGCGTTCAAAGCGAATGGTGGACATACCCCCATTAGAGACATTCCCCTGGATCACTTGACGTTCCACGGTTTGGGAGAAGTTTGTGTATCGCTTGTAGGTTGAGCGGAAAAAGCTGATTTCGGGTTGACCGACAAGGTGCGCATCCTGAGCACCAACGGCCACGAGTTGAGCGATACCACCAGACATTTTATATTATAGTGAGAGTTTTTTTTAAGTTCACTTGTGTATAAAATGGGATTACAAGTTCTATGAACTTGGTTTGACGGGCCAAACTGGATTTTCTGCATCCACCGTATTGTTGGGGAGGTCACGGAGGGCCTGACGGTAGTCCATCCATGCTTGTTTGAT